CAGTTTATAGGTAGAGGTACGACAAACCAAAGCACATGCGTCCATGAATACTTTGACATCATAGAACATAACTCAAGCGAGAAAACTATGCAACTCGTTGTCCAACCAAGTGACAGAAGCAGGCTCAACATACTAAGCAAAGTTATCTCCTCTACAGAGAAAGCAAACCGAATATCAATAGAAAGTCTTGTATCTCGTGCAAGAGTTTTGTCTTTTAGTGAAAGCGATAACGGCCAGCACATTGTTCATGCACATGGTATTACCAGTGACTTGGCTTCTTCAAGTGTGTATGTAAAAGGTTCAGCCGCACCCGATTCTCATATTGTCAAAGAGATAATGCCCGGTGCACCAGTCGTCACCATGACACTTGGAGGTGTCGGACAAGGTGCTGTAAATACAAAAGAAACCTATGACCCAAGTCCACTTGCAAGGCTCGCTTGGAACACCCGTCGTGATTGTCAAGCGACAGTAAGTAGTACGACCAGTAGCACTGTTGTCGTTAAGCCACTTAACAATCGAACAACTGACTTACAGTCTTGGGGAACATATTGTTTTCCTAAAGTGGGTTATGTTTACCTTGAAGTACCATCGAATAACGACGAGCCTCCAAGGTTTGCCTCTGCGCTATATACCAGTAAAACGGGCACTACTTTCACATTTACATCTTCAACAGGTCGCACAGGAACTGGTGACTTTATTTTGGCTGATGGCTCGGAGGCTGATTCACTTGCGGCTTGGATTACGGCTACAGGTATAGATGCAGGTAGCACTTTGCATGTTGACGACAAGTTCAGCGAAGAGACAATGTGTAGCGACGGAACGACCATCAACGACAGATTGTTTCAAACTCTCGATACTGTCCAACACGATTATCAACTCGGCACACAGTATGCAAGTACTCGTGCAATGGTAGAGATTCCTTTGTTTGAAGAGTTCTTCTTTGACAAGCCGGACAGAGGTATTTTCCCCGGTCCGGACAACAGTATGAAAATACACATAGATGCTACACATACCGCTCATTCTTGGGCACCAAGTCCTGTCGGCAGAAGAGTGGATTCAGTTGCACCTAAAGACCCCGAAATCTTTGGGCCGTTTTCATACGCTATACAAGCAGATACTCACCGTAGTGGGACAAGGGTTACTCAGCCATACGACACCTCAGTGCATCGCATCTATGTCGAAAACGCAAGCCTGTTCCCTATACCCTCTGCGCCTCCAGTTGTCGTTGCAGGTATTGGTGGTAGTGCGAGATACCGCAGGGCTTTCTTAGCAAACGGAGAATGGGTCATTTACTCAGCAAGAGATACAACGAACAATTATCTCACTGTCATAGGTGCCCATGGGGACGACCACATCGCAAGTGAGCACTTTTTCCGAGACATCAAAGTAGGTGCGTTCATTCTACCTGCACCGGGCTACCAAGACATGAATTACACAGGTATTGCTGACAACCCAAGTCTCATCAGTGCTGGTTATGAAAACCGCCGCTCTTTCTATCATGACCGTTCAAATGTGATGACGCAAGGTGGTAATGTCGATTATGGCCTACGGCAGTATGTCAGTGCAATCGAGTTGAGAGACGGTCCAAGTATTAACCCTCATTTACCAAAGATTCAGTCAAAGCGACCGAGAGCAAAAATAACAGTGAACGCAGGTATACCCAGCAATGTCACCATAGTTTCCGGAGGCAGTGGTTATACAAACGGCTCTCATACAAACATAGCCACTGCAAGTGGTGAAGGTTCCGGTTTGAAAGTCAATGTTACGGTCAGCGGTAACGCTGTTACAGCCGCCGCCATACATACGGCAGGAACTGCTTATGAAATAGGTGATGTGGTTACAGTAAACGGCGCAGGAGGAACAGATGCTCAACTTGTCATAGGACTACCTATAGTTCTTGACGATGCTTCTTTGTTCCCTAAAGACAGTCATGATGCCGATTACAAGTTCCGAGTTGCTTGGAGAAACGCCAGCGGAACCGTTTACAGAGGATTCTATGACGGTAGAACGAATAACAGTTTGACAATCCAAACCCCCGATAATGGCTTTGCCCCGTCAGTTGGTGATGAAGTATATGTAGAAGACTTACATGCAATAGTCTCCACTACGCACCCTAAAGTCAAAGAAGCGTTCCTCAACAGGGCTTGGGCTCACCCTTACTGCGTAGGTGGGTTAAGGCAAGGTGATACTGTTTGGATGAACATGCACTATACAAACCCACACGCAATAGAAGGTTTGTTCTGTAAGAGTAGAGGCACACTTAATGAAGCCGAAGTTTGGAAAGGTTTCACAGGGGGAATTGGTAGTTTCAACGCTAACCCAAGAGACAGTACCCCGATGGAGAACTTTTTGATTGGTAACAGTTGCATAGAGACTGCTCAAAACTTGGTTCAGCATATCAACAAGACAATTGAAATGAACTACGACGCTGTTGGTCTTTCTACAACTCCACCTGTCGTCGCCTACATTGACCCGTATCAATGCACAGGAGACTTTGCGAGAGTGTTACTTTATGATGTATCTCAAGACCGAGAGTTCATAGCGTTTCAAGACATTCACATGCAAGTTCAATCCAGCCCAGCCACCGCATCCATTGGTGGAGACCCTACAGTTACTGCCGCTGGAATAGTGAAGTATAATGTTGCAGACAGTGCTTCGCTCATTGATGTAGCGGCAGGTTTCCCTTCTCAAAGTAAAAACATGGCATCCGATACAAAGTCGGACTTTATCGAAGCGTCCTATTCACATAACAGTACATGGAACGAAAGTGTCTCCGGTGGCTTGTCCACACACGATGTAGGAGGGGTCGACAGCACCTCTACCAGCGGTTATTCCGACAGAACAAACAACGCAGTTGTCAATGTAGCAGATGCACTTGCTAAGCACGACCAAATAGATGATGGGGTAAGAGAGCGTTCAACTTTCTTTGATACTCCGGACGGAACAAGAGTCATACCTGCTTTCTTAGCCATGAAAGGTATTCGCAATACTGCGCATACATTGACAGATACCCGTTTGAAAGAACTGACGCATTGGACTGAAATGGACTTTGTAAGAAGGCTGACTGTTGATTTAGGAGAGGTTTCCCTCAAAGACGGAGTAACGAACATAGAATCGGCGGCAAGAGAAGTTATTCGATTGATTAACCAAGGTGGTGCTAAGAACGGTAAGACCCATGCTCGTCGTCCAAACGACCAGTTCCTTGGCGAAAACCAAAAGTTCGACCCTTCTTCGCCTCATCAAAAAGCCGACTTTGCCGCTACTGCTTCTACGCATGACCCTGCTCCGTTTTGGGACACGACCAAAGCGTTCTCAAGCCATGACAGAGGAACGCACATGGGCTATGTAAGGGCGCACTTAGGTAGAGTAGTTCTCGATTCCGAAGGCAACCAAGGGTTCTCTGTCGTCATACACTCTACAGTTCCGGGTGCAGGTGGTAGAAACTTCTGCACTTGGCTTGACAGCAGTAGGGCTCAAACTCCTTATCGACCTCAGTTCCTTATCGGACACGGTGGTCGTTTCCGAAACTATTGGTGCCAACCGGATGAAGTAACCGGAGAAAACATGCACCCCGCTCCAATGCCTATCAATCGCTTTGGTCGACCGTTTGCACCTATTACTACACTCAAAGAATACTTACCGCCGGAAAACACCGATGATGAGGCTACGAATAATCTCAACTTTGGAGTAGATACCATAGACAGTGTTAGCGTATTAGCCGAAGCGAATACTGAAATTGTCTCCGGTAGAACAACAAATACTCTTCTCAACGAGTCCTTTGAAACAAAGAGCCCTGCTTCTGTATTGGTTGACGGTTTGAGAATAGGCACGAAGGCCAAAGCAAGAATAAACTTTGGTGGTATGACGCAAGCAGGTATACCCGGCTGGTCTCCCGACCTTAGTAGATGGGGCTTTACCAACGATGGCACAGTCAATGTAACTCGATACGGCAGTGCCAGTAACGCCGATGCCGCTATGACTGTTACCACTGTTGGTAGTGCCGGTGGCTACATACCTAAAGAAGACATGAAAGTCGACAACATAGGTAACAGCCCTTTGTATGGTCTAAGGTTTACCGACCATAGAGGAGACAATCATACCATCCGTTTGCTTTACAAACAGTTCGGAAAGAAGTTTTCCGGAGACAACACTTACCTCCCATCTACGCTTGACGAAGAAGTCATCGTTCACTTTGATGATAGAGATGTCTCTCAAGGTGGTTTCACTATCGGTTCACACATGGTCGGTAATGGAGAGGTGTGTGGAGAATTAACAGGAGGGACTTTACAGCCTTTCAAGGGCAATCTATGGAATACTTACCCAAGTCCCCATGTAGGCGTGCATGTTACTGCTACGCTTAGCGGCACGACCTTAGAAGTAATACTCACTGACCCTTATCATAACGGTGGCTCTTTTGCACACCCCGACATTCTCGGCTATCTCGGATTCCCTAAGTCCGGCATGCTACAAACGAGCGACGACGGTGGCACTGGCGACCAAGGTATGACTACCTTCTACACCAGCCGTTCCGAATACGGTAAAGCCGGAGACACAGGCGCATCCAACAAACATTACTTTTACGGAGTCACCAATGTTACAGAAATAGTAGACGGCGGTGCAGGTCTAATACTGAGTCCAAGAATCAACTTCACTTGCCTATTGACTGATGAAGTGATGGCGGCGGCAGTTGCGCATTCTATTAACATGGACGGTGCGTCCCAAGACAACATAGAAGCGACCAGTTTTGATTGCACGCATATGTATGCACCGGACGGTAAAACACTTGGTGAATGGGGCGTAAGTCCTACGGCAATTCGCATTAAAGTCCGAAGCGATTCAAGCATTCCGCTGAACAAGTTGTTTGAAGCAGATGTCTCTAAAGACTGGGGACTGCTTGAAGGCGTTTCGACTGAGGCTGTAGACAGCGGCACTCACCTTCAAGGGTTGACAACTGCCGACCAAGACGCTGGAGTAAGGCTCGACATCGGCTACATACCTCATACACTACTGCATATCAACACCAAGTATAGAGGTTCAAATGCAAACACTGCTACACCTATACTTGTTGATAGTCAAAACAATGCAGTTGATACCACTGTGTGGAGACGCAATCTACGAGGTGAAAACTATACTGATGTCGCTGGAGACCATATCATCCCAAGAATAGACTCTCCGTGTGTATCAGTTCACGCTGTCAGTTCTACTGAGATACAACTTGACTCCAACGAGTCTTGGGCTTTGCTCGGTAAACTCGCATGTGATAATGCAAACAGTTGGGGAGAGCCTTTCTTGCTTTGGCATGGCTCTGCTGATTATGCTATGGTGAGAAGCAAACCGGACTCAACCAGCACTACCGCTGTCGTTTATGTCAGCAATGGTGCTTCTGCTGATTGGGCGAGTCCAGCACAGCATGACATACTCATCAAGGGACTGAGCGACCCTTACTCTGCTATAAAAACAGACGGAGTAAGAATAGCAGGTAGTAAAAACGGTAACCCGTTCCTGTATTTCCGAGGGGGACAGAACAGCCCCGACCACTATGTTCCTCTTTACTTCGGTGGCGGTTTCTCCGGTGTCGTTACAGACATCAATGACGGAACTCAAAATGATTATTCCGACTTCTACACACACCCTTATTCCAAAGGACCAACAGGTTCCGCTGGTTTACAGAATGTCGGAGAACTGGCTGGTTCTTTCGCATTACTTGATACAAACGCTATGATGGCTATGTTCCCCGGCACTCCTTACCTCGACCAGCATCGAGGGCAGAATAATCCTCCGTTCTTCAATCAAGACGCTATACTACCGTTTGATATGGCAAAAGGTGCGAACAGTAAGGTAACAGGGTTGGATTACACTGACGGCACTAACTCTGTTCACGCTAACATCCCCTCCCCTCTTACCATAAGGTTCGCACACCCTCACGCAAGGTATACGCATGACAGTCACCAGTATGCTCATACCACATACATGATATTTGGACCGGGACAGGCATTCCCTCATAGCAGTGCAACCACAGAGCCCCAAGGTGCTAACATAGTAACTACTGGTAATGGTTACAGTGCTGTTCCTATCCATGTAGGCGGAGATGCATCTAAGGACTCTTTCTTACCAAACCAACTGGCAAATGGCGACCTTACAGAGCACAGCGGTTTCAACAGAGGCAGTGCATTGGCACACCTACCTATGACTACCTTTTTCCAAAAGAACAACGCAGAGGGCTTCAATTATGTAATGAATTGGCAACCGACAAAGGGCTTTCCTTCGATGGCGGCGTCTGCTTCAAGAAACTACAGCCAAACTTACATATCGGCATTCTTCTTTGAAGGCACTGCTGGAACGGCGACCGCTTTACCTAAGCATTATCACCCGTTTAATTTTATATTCACCGACATAAGTGGTAATTCGATACAGTCTTCATCTTACCCTACAACAAGAAAATCGTCGGTTATATGGCACATGGACGGCGGCTATCACCCCGGAGGGCACTTCCTTGACGACCACCTGCGCAAGAATCCGAAAAACCATGCGGCCAGTGCGTTCCTCTCTACAGGTAGTGGTGCTAAGCATAACGCCAGTGCGTTTAGGCCGGGTGCCTTACTTGCACAGGCGTATCTCACTTACTACGGAGGTTCGCCCAACAACCAAAAGATGAGTGATAACATTGTATTGGTCGACGCTACTCGTTGTCAAAACAGCGAAGAATTAGGCGCAGTGCTTAGTGGTGCTATCAACACATTCCCCGGCACTGACCCGCTCAAGGCTATTGGTGGCACCTTTATGCCGAGCATGCAAAATGCGCATAAGCAAGACCGATACGGTTGGGTAGAATTAGCAGTTAATCAATACACTGCTGAAAGTGGTGGGACTGCGGCTTCTATACGGGTTACCAGCACAGCAACGACTTACCCCGATTATGGATGGCTAAGAGTTAGTAACGGTACTATTGCTGGCTTTGCACCTTATGTTTCGCAAAGTATCTCTGCACCAAATACTACATTCACTCTCGGCAAGAGCAATATATCGAGTAAGCCAAGTGGATTAACTCTTACCGCAGGGGGCACTGGTTATCCGGCAGGTGCTACAATACGCGTTCCTGTAACTGGAGGTTCGGGAATAGGACTCGTAGTAGATGCAGTAACCAACGGGTCGGGAGTAGTTACAGGCGTCTCTATATTTGATGCCGGTTCCGGTTACTTAGCCACTGATACAGGCTTAGTCATACAAGGTGGCGGTGGAGACGGTACTCTCAACATAGCCACAGTTGTCGCCGTCACTGACATAATGAACCCGCAAACTCGGCAAATAGTCGCACCCGACACCAATTACAAAGCGTATATTTGGGCGAAAGCAGGGACTCATAGGTTCAACAACGCCGCTTCGGGAGCGGCAAGAGACCATATGACGCAGGTGCACTTTAGTGGTTTTACTGATGCTGTTGACAGAACAAAGCCAGTAGGTGCAGTTGGCTGGCATGGCGAAGCGTATTCTTATCTCAACTCATATGAAGCAACGAATGACATAGGTGCGAACTTGCACCCTGCTGGTTTAGGTGCATGGCACCCCTTCTTAGGCTTCAACCCCTACGGTGCGGCGGAAACATGCACTGTCGGTAACGCTCCTACAGGTGGAGTAGAAAACCCAACAGCCGCATTCTATGGCGACTATTGCGTAACAGGTCTTTTCAGTAGACACCTTGTTGCTGTCAGTCATGAAGGTGAATTGCCGATTATAGCAAAAGCAGACGCTAATGGTATTTCGGGTGCAGGCGACTGGCTACATGTAGCACAGTCAAACAACATAGCGCATGCTGGGACAACTGCTTGGGACACTGGTAAAGTCAACAACAAGAGTCGATATGTAGGCCCTGCCACTGCTGGCCCTCATATAGAAGCGCAGGTTCATACTGGTTATAGTCAACCACACGACGCCGCTGACTACCCTAATACAGGAGCGTTAGCATCCGATGCTCAACTTCACAGAACAATACAAAGCGGTGATATGGTAAGAGCGAACGCTTGTAACTACCCAACGGGCGATTTGTTTTGGGATGAATCGGTTGTTAAGGGTTCGATGTTTCACGAAAACGCTGAAACTTATGCAGTTGAATGTATAGGTATAACCAGTCGCAACGATTATCTCAACATAGGAGCAGAGGCTACTGCTAAACCACATAACGGACTTTATGATTATTACAACAAGAGAAGTGCCGCTCGCAACTTCTTACCGGAGCATGTAGTTTGGAAGCGCATGGATGGAGGTAGTCTTACTATGCCTGCTGTAAATGCGAGAGGACTGGGTATGATTCCTTGGACAAAAAGAAAAGACAGCAGTGATTACAAATTAGTGGGTGAAAAAATACTCGGTAATGTCCGTTTCTCGTTTGAAACAACGAACGCCGCTATGTTCCCTATCATACAAGCACAGGAGTTAAGCCATCCTCAACTGGCTGAACAGCACCCGTTAGAAGTCCGCAATGCTTTGCTTATACCCAATGAGCACATGCAATTTGAAAGCGTCAGCGTTATGGACGACACAGGTCAAGAGCATCGACTTGAAGGAGGTAGTCCTTTGGGAACCGTCATCATGGACTTCCGCCACATAAGTGACCGAGAGATAGAGGGCCTTGCTCCAGCACTTGCCGGTGCAGGAGTTAATCCGAATCTCAAAATTAGATTACCGAACCCCGATGAGATACCCGGTAACATTGTCGTGAGGTCCGGCTTCGACAGAATACAGGCTTATCAAAATGAATCATTTGGTTCGGGCGGTCTACAGCACCCTTCTCAAAATATCAGTCAAATACGCAAAATGTTTGATTATGAATATGCAGGTCCACGGTTGTTCCCTACTTGGGAAAACAATGGCTGGGAACATCTCAGCCAAGACGCTGTAGACATATCTACAACAAAGAGTGCGGCTCGATTAAAGTTCCCAGCATCAAGTAATGTAGGCTGGGAGGACCATACTGATAACGCTCCTTTACAGTCGTCGTATGAACCGCATGACCGTAGTATAATGTTCCATGTAACGAGAATGGGAGTCAGTATGACTCATCGGCATGATGTAGATGAATTGACATATTCAAGTTATTCCGGCACTGAAATAGTGGTTACTTCGACTCCCGAAACTGCAACTTGGACTGACTCAACTGAATTAAGCGGAGGGCGTTATTTCTTAAGAGTATACGACCCTGCTACTGACAAAGGCGTCATCGCTTCTTATACAGGCATAGGTACTAACAAGTTTACAGGTGTAGTCTATAGTCCCGACTTTGTTACATTTGTTACTGGTAAGACAGGACTCAAGGTAGTGCCAAGTTACTACATGCCAGCAGGCTCAACAAGGCTCTTTGCGGCAAGAAGACTAAGAGACCAAAGCGAATACAGCGGTGCAAGTCCGGACATGAAATCAGTTGACTGGTTTACTATGTATGGAGCATTACCTGCGAGCACAGGTGCTATGGCTGAGCCTTCTACAGCGTTCACTCAAATTAACAAGCCAAAAATGACACCTATGCCTATACCAAGAATGGGCCATCACTATGTTACTCCTACCATGGCATTGTTGCCCGGACACTACGCACACCCTGCTTATCAGCGTCTTTACGACCTCAACACTGCTTGTAAGAGTGCTAATTACAAGCCGGACAGTGACAATTACACTGGTAACCTTGAAGCCGCACGCGCATCAGCGACTTCAACACTTGCAAGTTCCGGATTTACAAGAGACCCGCTGGTTTGGTTCTCCACTGCTACCGCTGGCTTCGGTCCGAGTGACATACACGGTGGTGCCTTTACCTTACTCACTGAAACCAAAGTCAAGTACGAAGGCTATGGTGTTGCCGCCAGCGCAGGGTCGAACGCCGGAACTATCAACTCTCAAGGAGGACATACGCTTGTTTTGGAGGCAGGTAATGCCTATACTTTGAACAATCACTTCCCCGACCCATTAGAGGTAGGCGCATATCAAATTATAATCCAGCCGAATGTATTCAAACAACAGTTACAGGGCTTTCACTTGAACCACAGTGATGCAGTTAAGGCTCCAAGTGAAAGCGGTGACAAGGTAACTGAATTAACAGGACAGCAAGTAAACACTGTCATTGCTATTGAAAAAGACATGTCAACAAGAGGAGGCTATGCTCTCATACTTGCAGAGGCTATGATGGCTGATGTAAGAGGATGCGAAGTCATACTGAATGAAGTCATACTCGACATCGAACCGGACGCTGGCAGTCAATTCACCAACTTAGCACCGCTCGCACTTTACAACCCATTGGGCGTGCAAGAGTCTTCAAGTCCGAGTTTGACAAGAAGAAGTCTACCTTACAGACCCGGTATGTTTGAAAGTTCAACACCCGGTCGAACACTGACTATACCTTGGTGGGGCATACTGCATAAAGACGGAGCAGAGTCAAGCAGTGCTAACAAGTTCCGTCATATTGAATGGCATAAGCCCGACAACTACTACGAGTTATGTAGAGTCGGCTATGGTTCAGTGGGGGCGCAGTTGACACTCGCAGGCTACCCGACAACTTATCTCGACATTTACGAACCTCATAAGCGCATAAGAAGCCTCAACCCAAACTGCGTAGTTATCAGTCAAAATGGCTCTAATAGTATTGTTGTTGACAATAACGACTTGTTCCCTGTCAAACCTTACTACGATGAGTTATTGGTTTACTACAAGAACGGTATTCGCTACACTGCGACTTATGCAAACAGAACCGGAACGCTCGCTCACGCTACACTGGGTGAAAGCGACACCTTCTCCGGAGTCAGCGGTAGTGCTGAGTTTTGGGCCAACATCGGTGCATCGGGTGCTGTTATACATCTCAGCAAAGCGTATGATAATGGAGATGCAAGTTCGCTTTATACAAACTCTAAGCAGAGCATTATGACTCGCTCCTTACCTCAATTCGCAAACGGCAGTAGAGATACAAACTCGCTACATACTCCGGATGCTTTCCTTTGTATGTGGCATCCAAATCTCGGTAGACCCTTTACTTGGTACAGTGATGATTCCGCCATTGTAGCATCGACTGCTACCATCACCATTACAGCATTCAGTGAATTAAATGCTGGAGATAAGGCAAACTTAGTTGCCACTGACGGGACTAGCTATGACTTTGTACAAGGCGACCAAAGTTCTGTCAACGGTACATTTGAAGCCACTACATCAAACGAGGCAACTGCGACCAATCTAATGAATGTCATTAACACTTCATCGGGGCCATCGGGAACGAGATTTACTGCAACGGTGGCTGGAGCAGTTGTAACTGTTACTCAAGCCGTGGATGGCGTAGCAGGTAATACAACTGTCACTCTTACAGACAGTGGCACTGCTGGTATGTCGAAGTCTAACTTTACTGGTGGGGCTGGGACTCGCCAATTTTACGACAAAAGAGGCATTGCAGATACCCCCGTAGACAAGAAACCTTACAACCATGTTCCGGAGCACTTTGAAACAATCCATTATCACGATTTCAATTATGTTGCCAGTAAAGGTCCGTTCGCTTTCGGTATGAAGTGGATTAAGCCACCAGTGACAGGGGGCGGTGGCATCGGTGGAGCGTTTACAGCCAAGCAAATCAACGCAGAAAGCGAATTGTCGAACCAAGGTGGGACAGTGCCCAGTGGAGTAAGCAGTGGCGTTCTTATCAACAATGGCAGTGGCTACGCCGCAGGTACTACCTCTGCAATGAATACCGATACCGTCAACGCCAACAGTAAATACGCAGTTGGTGAGAAGGTATACAACGCCAGCGGTGTCCTTATCGGAACAGTTACCGCTGTAGCAACTGGCTCGATTACTATAGGCGGAGGAACAGCAGTTGCTGTTGTCAATAATGAGCCTCTTTACTTGAGTACACAATATAACTTCGCAGGTCTTTGGCCCGGTGGTAGTCATGGCGGTGGCGCAGTAAGTCGATTAGAGTCTTACGGACATTCACTTATCGGCTGGGGTAGTGATACTTACGGCATGGACTGTGAGACATACCAAGACTCTACAGGTGTGGCGACTTTGGCTTTACCTACAAACCGCAACAGATGCTTCGGCTATCGAATGGGCGTAAGGCAACTCTACAACCGACCTCGCTGGTCGCCTTATGTAAGAGGCTGGCTTGAAGTGGCAAATGCCAACGCTATGCTTGGCTATTATCACGGACCACTTGTTCAGCAAGACTCTAAGACTGGCGGTTGGGATTATGTCGGTAGTGATTCTGCACAGGCCGACCAAAATGTAGAAGCGATAAATGTCGGTATTTTAGAGCGCATCACTCAAGTATCAAGCCTCCTCGGTCAAGACCAAATAGGCCGACAGGTGAGATACAGCGACGGTCGTCGAATGACTTCACCATTCGGATGCCCAGTGAGAACTTTGAGAAACGCCTCGACCACTACTCGTTTGTTCCCGAACGATGAAGCAGGGCAAGGTGTCGAAGAACTCGCAAAGGCTCATCGTCATTACATGGTCGATTGGTGGGGCAACACTCGTGGAGAGGATGTAAGGCGTTTCCCTGTAAGAGGATTCGGACTACGGCCTTCATGGGACCCCGAAGACGCATACGCTGATACCAATGTAGCGCATAGACCAGCGGCACATGACCTCTTCGGAGGAGACGGTGGTGACCGATACAGCGGTAACGACAACAGTGACAACAACGACGCATCAAACATGGGCACTGCTGACTGGTTTAACCCAGCCAGTGCTATGAGAGTTGGTGACCGAGGAGATGGCCGAGGTGTCCGATGGCCTACTGTATTCAACGAAAGCATGCTTATGGATGTCAGCGAAACGCATGACGCTACAGGGCTTGTTCTCAGCCATAGCACTACTGAACCCATAGTAGGTCAAGGATTGGTAAGACCAAGTAACTTGACTCTACAAGACGGAGAAGTCGAAAGAGGTATCAGTGACCGAATAGATTTGAACTCGGATGACGGGCTACTCAAAGCAAGTGCAAATGTGGGCGAGGCTACTGAGACTGTCAATGCTGACGATAGAGGTGCCGAGCCTGTAGCAAGAAACGATGTAAGAATAGGTCTCGATGTAGATACCCTTGCTGAACTCAATGACGGAGTAAGTCGTGAATACATTGTCATGTCGACCGAGGCTCATAGCCTACACACAGACAAAGAAGTTGGACAAAGAACCAATATCCGTGGTGCTTATGATGTAGGTAATCGCACGCTTAAAGACTTGGACATGACCGCTCTCAACTGGTCCGATAAACCAGTAACAGGCGTAGTCAAGCATTCAAACGCTCACGCTATGTGGTCGCTTGGAGGAACTTACATTATGGAATGGAGCAAACACGCTGGTGTTTTGGATGTAAAGGGATGGGGTAAAGCAGGTGCTTCTTCTTCATCAAACCCTTACCAAGACAGTAACCATGACCCTGCTTTAGAGAACATCAACTACGCAGATAGCACGATTCAGTTTATCTATAGACCGTCTCACGGACTTGACTACAAGCACAGTCAAATGTTCCGTCCTTTCTTGAATGTAATTGGACCGCAGACTGGTTCAAACTTCTATAGAGCGACTGCTGGCGGCAAGTATGGTTTGTTTACAAGCGATGCTCCAAGCGCAAGAACTGGAACTCCAAGTAGTCCTCCTTATGCACCTGTTTACTCAATAGCACCTGCGTCCAATGTAACTGTTCCCGACAGCCAAGGTCCTAAAATACAGGGTGTCGATGTTACAGGCTATGATAAGACTGACATTCGCTCTCCTGTAACTCGCATGGTTATGAGTGAGAATACATTGGAGCACTTCCGCTCCGATGCGAGTCGACGCTCTACAGATGACGAAGAAGGAGACTATGAAGTTCAGCCGAGATTCAGCCAAACCCTACACCCGAAAGGTAGCAAAGGGGATGCCTCTTATAATACAGGAGACCATAGCGGGGAGTGAGCATGGCACTGGGTAAGAATCTCTCAACTGGTCGCTTTAACGCAGACCAAAACTCCATCATGAAGGTAGTGCGTAAGCCACGGTTTGTCGATAACGCTGTTCGCCACGGTGAATACACCAAGACGCCAACAGGCTTTGTAGTCAACAAACCTACCCAAAGTGATTTCATGCCTACCGCTGAGAAGCGATACCGACTTATCGAAGAAGAGGACACCATCCGTTTGCTTCATAATCCGACTGACGGCATGAGATACGAAGGTGCGCTGTTTGTCGTTGACGATAAAGTCAGCACAGCGAGTCCTCTGCCAGCACTGGTGATAGGAGCCGACAACAGCCAACAAGCACTGGTCGTCTCGCAAATCAAAGACGCTACAAAGGGAACGAGATACCGTTTAGAGAACCTCAAAGGTCGCAGTCTCAATGAAATAGGCTTCACCGACAAAGCCATCCATTTTGCTCAAAAAGTGGGCGTGGGTTTGCGAACATCCGATTTGGCCGCTCGTGTTGCAAAAGCCAACACCAGTTCTATCAACGGTGTGAGGGCAAGAGCACCCAGTGTTACATTCTTGGCTCAAGACTTCTATGGGGTTGAGGCTTATACTGCACTACGCCACTTGTCAAAGCATGACGGCTACAGTCCGAGAACAGACCGATTCGGTAATGTCTGCTATTTCCCTCAAAACCAAATCGAAAGGGAATACTTTGTAGGTGAAAACCGTGTATTAGGAGGCTCTCTTGATGAATCCAATGAGAACACTCCGAACAGAGTAGTAGTAAGAGGCGAATCTATTGCTTTGAACCATGATAACACTGTCCAAGTAGATGACTTTGGTCGTCAATCAAACGGCGTGAACGAGATACCGGGAGGTATACATGCCCCAACTGCAATAACAAAGGCGAGTGCTAAGTCGATAGGGCGTAAAATGCTTAGAATGGCTAAGAACGCAACTGGTAGTCGCAAGTTGAAGGATGTAGTATCGGCCAGTAACATGCACCCCGGCGACTTGGTTTCTTACCAAACAAGAACAGACAACGAGCGTTATGTTTTACTCGGTAGTAACATTGATGTCAATGCGAGAACTGCTGAACTTCATGTCAATTCGGTAGATGTAACACTTGAGGATGTATTACAAAGGTTTCAAGAAACTGATGTAAGCGGTAACTTACAAGTCAATGAAGAAAGGAATAGGCAGTTCTCTGTCGAAGAGTTCAGCACCTCTTTTGGCTTTAAGTTCAAAGTTACTTGGCAGATTTCACAGAGAGCGGACATGAACAGAGGAGTAGGCTTCAATCTCGGATTAAGTCGTAGAAACACTATCAACGGCTCGTTAAGGTTGAAAAGCACAGGAGTCCTCATCAATAACGGTTCGGGCTATGCTATAGGGACTACTTCTTTTACAGTCGACGGGACATCGGCATCGAGCACATTCGGAACTGATAACCAAGCCGTTTACACCTCAAGCGGTAATAAATTAGGACACATACATCTCGCATCTATAGGCTCGACTACAGTTGTCATCAAATCAGCAAGTGTGCATCCTGTAGAAGACAATGAAGAGTTGTTCATACTCTCCACTGACAGTTTCCCCGAAGCCCGTAATAACCACCTAAAAATTGGCTTGGTTCACAGTAACTATTCAAGGAGAAGGAGAGGATGATATGCCATTATTAAACGAAGGAACGAGATTTTTAATTGACACGCTAAAGAGCCGAATTAACGAGGTAGTCTTTGGGTTTGACGGAACGATTGCCACCCAACAAGACGGTGGCATAGGTAATCCTGCTGTAGTCGTCACACCTACAGTAAGAGTCGTCGATGACAACTCGCTGGTAGTGGAGGCTAAACTTGCTCTCGATGTAGCATTTAATCGCCCTTTGAAAGAAGTCGTTATACGGTATAAGAATCCAAGCGACTCTACTGATACTACCGATTTCATGAGATACACCTATAACGCAATCGAGAAAGGCAGTAACAACGAGATACAATTTTCAGCATTGATTGAGGTGACAGTATGACGAATCCAACAGCAGGGCACACGAGCGCAACAGGTATGGGTGCTAATGCCCAAGGTTTGAGAGACGGAGACGGACTTACAAGTCCAAGTCTTACCAATGTATACTCAGCCTTACATGGTAACGGCATCATGAGACTGGGTGATGGAGCAAGAGGAGACTCGCTAAGAAACAGTATCATCCCCAACACACCGGGATTCATCGAAGTAGGTAGTAGCACCGGTCAACTGCAAGTCTACGGAGGCTATTGCGTAATCGACGGAGCAATGTATAAATTCGCAGGAGGCCCCGGTTCAAGTGAAACCTTCACTGTCGGAACCACAGGAGGCGGTGCTAATCACAGTGGCGACCTTCCCAGTGTTCCCAGTTCAACCAGCGATGTGTTTGTGGTTGTCTACCTTGTAGGTAGAAACACTCCGGAGGCTCACCTCATGTATGAGATGGGGACACCGGCATCACCTGCCAGTGGCACTCCGCTCCTGCCAAACCGATTCTTGTCGACGCCGAGTATCACAGGTAACACTGATGCTAATCACCAACATACAGTCATAGCGGTAGTTCGATACTCAATGACAGGTGGAGCGGCTAATGTAACTGCTTCGCTGAACGCCGCGCCTACATTCCACGACAGAAGAACATACATCCGAACATCCCCTTTATACCTCACACCAATGACAAAGGGCGCAATTGGCAATGTGGTTACATCAAACGCTCTTACTGACTTAGACGCTTTCTTTGCCAGTCCCGAAGACGGAGACTTTGGTGGTAGTACCTTCGGAGCAATATGGCAAAGTCATAGAGAAGACAAGGCAGGTGCGAAGCATGGAGTCATCTATGCCTCAACCCCTAAGAATCTCAACACTACGCCTGTAACTGACACGCATGTGCTTGGTCCTAATCGACTTGAAGTCATAACAACAGGTGCCGATGTAACCTTCACCTTCGACCAAGGTAACATATGGATTGTTACGACTGATGCCCACAGGAAAATAAATCCAACAGGTACATTCCCAGCAGGTCATGTTGTCGAGATATACCATAAGGCTGGCTCTCACACACTCCACTTTGATTCTACCAGCGGTGGGCACAGCACGAGCACCAAAATAAATGTAGAAGTATCACTCAACGACTACGGTAAGTTTGTCTATGATGGTGCCAATTGGCATAAACTGGACCTACATGCGGTGGCTACCTCATGAGCAAGTTTGTTGATGCGCTTAAAGACAAGTGCGAGAACTGTAATCGTCTCGTTTTGCCGCTCACTATTGCTGGTAACTACATCAGTGGCGAGAAGGCGGTCATACACCAGTGCCCGTTCTGCAACTACTTGCGTTTACACGGTCAACTCGGATTCAAGGGCGAACGCAAGCGCAAGGCCAAGCCTGTTGCTAAAATTACAGGCGGTCGCTTGTCTCGTTATCTCCGCAAAAAGGCTGAGAAACTCAAGCAGTAATTTCTTGCTTCATTATACCGCCACCCGGATATTCACCGGATAGCGTAGCAGTTGGGTTTTCTTTGCACATTTTCATCAGTGTAATCAAGGCGTTTACATTATTGACTAAACATGGTTGAATGTTGACCTCCCCACTGTCCCCGGAGAAGGTGTCGCTTTCTCTATTATTTATTACGGCTTGGATTGCTTGGGCAGTATCGGATAAAGTATACACTAAGTTTGATATTTCCGGCTTGAAAAATGCACTCGCAATGCGTATGTATTCGCCATAATAGCACCCTTCGTCGATTTCACCATGTCCTTCTGCAACCAGTAATTCTTCGTTCAAAACTTCAATAAAATCATTTAACTGTTCTTGCTGTTGCTGTTTGACAGTCATACTAAAGTATGTTCTCTCTTCATCCGGGGATGGAATTGACTTTACAATCATTCCATGTATATTTCGGGTATTCTTTTCTTTAGGCTGTTCTCTTTCCATGGGTTCTCTCTCCATACCTTTCCGTATGGTGTCCCATACTTAAGGATGACATAGAGTAAAAAGAGCATAGCGCACTATATTTGAGGAAACGGGCATAACAGGAGTCGAACCCGTATCACCGGCTTAGAAGGCCAGTATGCTATCCATTACACCATATGCCCAGTGAATATCACTCGGTTTTCTTGCCGATGATGTCATCAATGCGAAGAATACTGATTGATACCTCGCTTGCGGACTGAATCGCTTGCTTAACCAAGCCAAGAGGCTCGTAAACCGACTGAGATAGCATAGAACAAGCCCCGCCGTTCTCAATGTCCGGTCCACTGTCGGTATTACCCGATTTATGCTCGTTTCTAAGCGTTAAAATGGTATCGAGGGGGTCATGGCCTGCGTTTTCCGCAATAGTAGCAGGGATAGACTCCAATGCGTCAGCGAAAGCGTCAATTGCCATCTGTTCACGACCTCCTGCCTCTGCCGCTCGTGAGCGGAGATGGAGTGCGGCGTTGAGATAGGATGAGCCGCCACCTGCTACGACCTTACCACTGTTATGAGCGAGACAGACGACACCGAGAGCGTCTTCAAAGCCACGCTCAGTCTCATCGAGGGTTTGCTTGGTAGCACCTCTTAGGATAAGAGTAGTAACCTCACCTTTACCTTTGACGACGACATATTTCATGTCGCCTATCTGTTTGCATTCAACATCACAAGCAACTGCCTCAGTGAGGTCGTCGGGACTATGACATACAGCAGTGCCAAGTAACTTGGACAGAGCAGTCATGTCGCTTTCCGGTATACGGTGAACGAGTGATATGTTTTGTCGTGCAAGTGTAGCCGCAACAACTTCGTTGACGGTATCTCTTACAAAGACAACACCGCCTTCGGGGAGTAGATTGATTACCGCTTCGGCTTTTTCGACCCATTGCTCACGGCCCGACTGACGCTTGTATTGCTGGTATTCATTCGCAGACGACAAACTCAATTGGATATTGTCATCGCTTTTGCTGTCGCTGAGGTCGGTGTTGAGTAGAATTGCCTTACCTACAGGCTTGAGTGGCATTGCAGGGAGCGTGAACTCCTTATGCAATACTACACCGGAGAAGCAAGACGAGTCGTCTAAACTACCACCGGGTTGACAAAGAACACGGATGCGCTCATACTCGCCACCGGCAGTCTTGACTGCTTCGACGCATAGTTCGCTGACATGCTCGATGCTGGATTCTAACGCTTTACCTGTAATTGATGTCTTGGCGACATTAGCGAGGTGTTCCTTCGCTTCTATAGCCAGTGATTCGATGTGCTCAGTTGCCCATCTCGATGCCTTGCGGTAACCTCTACAGATGATATTAGCATGTAGCCCTTTGTTAAACAGGAGTTCGCTGTTACCCAGTAGTTCTCCTGCCAGCACTACTGTGCTTGTCGTTCCATCGTAGCACATGTTCTCTTGAGTGTTTGCCGCTTCGACGACCATTTTCGCCGCAGGGTGAGTGATGTCTAATTCTTGAAGAATAGTTGCACCATCGTTTGTTACGATGACATTACCTCCACCATCGACCATCATTTTGTCCATACCCATAGGTCCAAGGGTCGTTTTAACTGTGTTTACTGCTCGCTTGGCCGCTCGTATGTTATGCACTACTGCCGCCGTGTTACCTTCATTTTCATTCATATCTCTCTCTCCTCACCAGTCTACTTCAAACTCTTTCACATCGCCTGTATGTCGACATCTCGCTTTCACAAAGCCTTCATTCATACCATGTTCCCATAGTTCATATACCAGTTGAGCGTCTTTTAGGCAGTATTCTGCCACTTTGTCATGATTACCTTTACGCCATTCAATGGGCGCATCATGGCTGTTCATGAGTTTTCCTTTGTTAAGAGTGTGAAAGCATGCATCCGAAAGGGGAACTGCATGACCTATAATGGACTTGAGTAAGGCGGAGGTGTCAAAGACCTGCTCTTCGGACTTTGCCATAATGTCTCCGGCTGTCCAGCAATCTAATGCGTCTCGGATAATAGGTAAGTCAAACATTTTGAGATTATGACCGAGAACCATACCGCCATCGGACACATGCTTAGCCAAGTCTTCACCGATTGTTTTAGGATGAAGAGGCTTGACATTGGTTCCTTCGGGTAGATACTTTGACACGCTTTCGTTAGCGTAAACAACCCCTTCTTCGCCGTCCCATGTGGCTACAACAGTAGGCTCAAACAAATGCGTTTGTCCAAACCCACCTATTTCATGAGACATATTTTTGGTTTCTATATCCAGTGCTAACATTTTCTTCATTTAATATAAGCCTCCATCATAAACTTGCATCCGTCGCATAAGCAGACCATTTTATTCAAATGCTGACCCACTATGAAACCTCCGATGTCTTTGCCTAATTCGCTTTTACATATTACACATTCGGTATACCAAAACGATTCTTTCACGCCTTACCACCCTTCTTCTTGAAATCATCATTGATTCGGATAAAGACTCTCGTCCCTTCTCTTGTATCACTGAACATCTCTGTGCCGTAAGTATTGTATTTGTCGTTGACTGACGCATAACTGCTGTAGTTTGCCAGTTTTCCAAAGTTATTCATTACTTCTTTCTTCTTTGCCCAACCAAAACCACGAGTGTCATCGAAGTCAAACAGTTCAGCCTTTTTGTAAGCATCATGCCAAAAGCCTTGCATTTTGTTACGCTCGCTGGCTCCAGCACCGATATTGACTTCGGATTCAAGCCATTGAACGAGGTTTTTATACAGGTCGAAGAGTATTTCTTTAGCCATGTCGATATGGTCTCCACGGACAACCCATGTGCCTTCTATGATAGCGAAGTGGTGAGCGAGGATATTGGTGTAGTTCTGTAATCCCATGATAAACGAGGAACAAATACCTTGTTTGTCGGGACTCATGGTCTCTACTACGCTGTAGTATTCGTCAATCGCTGAAATCAATGCAGGTTTGTATGACTCATCGGGTCGGAACATTTGACGCATGAGTCCCATGACTACAGTCTCTTGGTCGTCTTCGTGCATTTCGTCCCATTCGATAGGAGCGATACCGCTCATATCCAAGACTCGTCGTTTGAGTGTCTTTTGAACATCCTTGAAGAAGTCGGTAATGTCGTCAAACGGAACATCAAACTGAACATCACTGTAAACTGCCTCTGCTAATTCATGGTTGATAGCCTGTTTCATTTCAAGCGTCCAGTGCCTCCAGTATGTAAGAACTCGCTGAAAAATACCTTTGTCCAATACATGCTCTTTGATACCCTTTGGAGGATAAGTGGTAATCCAAAGGGACACTTCGGATTTGATAGTGAATGTGTCTCTTGCCATGTTCTTGGTGATACGATTTCTACCTGTCCCTGCTGAGTTCAAAGCGGACTGCAAGAACAAAGTCGTGCTTTCGTTGTATTGACCCGTCTTGAGGATAACACTACCTTCGTCAAAGTTGAGTCCTTTTCTACCGGCGAGAATACCTTCTCTTACTATTTGAGGGGCATCTCTTGGGGCCCCATCATGGTCGGGGTCGGGAATAAGAGTACCTATGAGGGCGGCATCGTTACCGCTGTTATAATCCATAGTGTTTAGGTCGGAGCCTTCAAGCACTTTCTCAATGACTTGATACGCCGCTGACTTACCTGTTCGGGTGTCTTGAATCCAAAACATGTTTACTCTTGGGTCAAGGTTACTACCGCCCACAGGTATTCTTACATACGGTATCACTGCTTGACCGAGTATGTAAAAGAATGATATTAAGCCCGGTATTTCGTTGTTCTTACTCACCTCATTGAAGTGCTCAAGGTAACCCTTGAGAATCGGGTATTTATGCACGCACTCGTAATTATCCGCTCTGTGTTCCATTGTTTTCTCTCCTCTTGTATGTCTTTTGGACTGCGATAGGCTCTTCGGAGGTCAAGACCTCAATTAAGCGTTGTCTTAGTTTTGGCCCCATACCTCTTACTTGCTTAAGTGATTCGGGGTATAGCATCTCTTCTACAGAGCCGCATGTTTCCAGCAGTTTTGCTACCATTTCGGGACCGAATCCGGGGATTGCAAGAAGCATGTCTGCTCTTACATCGTTGGTGCTCGTTCTTGTTACGGCCTTTGCACCATGACGACTTGCAGGCTTATGCATTTTACTGTGTAACTTAGCGATAAATATAGCGGCCTCGTTGTAATCCTTGGCTCTGTAGATATGGCAATCGAAGTCGGCTGTCAATCGAGCGAATATACCCAGCATGAGGTCGAGGACCTTAGCATATGAAGTAGGTCGTTCTTGGTTTCTGCACATGGCGACATACTTAGCAACATCACCGTGAACGACAAGAACTACTCGCTCACAGTTCGCATCGAGGTTTTCGATTTGCCGCTGTAAGTGGCCTTTGAATGTAGATTGGATGAGGTCGGATATGCTCTTGCATTCTATACTGGCATTACCGGCTTTGTAATCACCCATCCCTTGCAGGTGGGCTTTTTTAATGGTGATATTTTCACGACCTGCCGCTCGTATAACAGCGTCGTGAAGTGGACCTCTTTCATTGCTATCAATTATCAAGTCCGGCTTCATTTGCCAACCCCCAAATTGCTAAATTATAACTACCGGATAAGGTTGATTGGGCCTTTTCTTTACCTATTTCGACAAACTCACGACTCTTGGCTAATATGTTTCCAAGTCGAGGCATACTTGGACACCATCGAGGCCAAGTTTCATGTAGATGAGCATGTATCTCTCGTGTATTTTTATTACCCTCTTCAAGTAGTTTGATAATTCTATTGATAGTATTGATATTCCTTCTCTTTTTAGGCTTAATTTTATCGTCGTATGCGTCGAATATATTGCTCATAACTACTCCTCCTCTATTGCGCCTGTTTTATCCCAGTATTTACATTTACCAAGGCACATCCCTTTCTTATGTAACATTGAGCATGTCTGTGGGTATTCGGTGCCTATGATAGTTCCTACTTGATACCTTGTCGTTTCTTCGTTGAAATCTGCCCATTCTAATGAGTGTATGAATCGCACTATTGTTTCAGTGTGTTCTGCTAATTTGTCCCTGTCAATCCTTTCTACAGGAATGAAGTTTCTCATCCGTTTTGATAAGTATTTGACAAGTTGAACTCTTTCGTCATGGCTTGGATTGCTACCGACTCTACACGCCGCTGAGTTGAGACAGGGTAGTATGATTACTCCCTCCATAGAGATAGTAGGTAGGTCGATGGGTTTTGAATTAGGGTTGAATACCTTACCTCTGCTCTTACCTTTGATTATTTTGAGTTCTAACCCTTTCTCCCCATAAGGTATCATACCTCTACCGGGGTCAAGTGCCTTTTCAGTGATGTATTCAATCCCTTTCTCAAGGTCTCCTGTGCTTAGAGGTATAGACCATAGCCCTCTTTTTGAGTTGTAAGAATTAGGAATGCGAATCATACCGCTGGTATCGAAAGGAACGGCTGGGTCGGAGCAGTAAAGGTTCATTGTATGAATCCAGTCACTGACGACCTTCATACCTGCTTCTTTGATGTCGGAGAGTGTGTCCCCGTTACTCGGTATATACGGTTTATCTAAACCGACCCATATATGAAAGCCTCCTCCGCTATACCATACGCAGTGTGTGATGTTCTCTTGTAGAAGAAAGTCATGTAGTCGCTTCGTTTGCTCAAGCGGGGCCGAAGTATCAACTCCTCCTCCACCTTTACTGCGAAAGTCCTTCGGGTCGAAGTCCATTACAAAATGTCGTATAATGGGTGTCTCTAAGTCAACTCTCCTGTTATGAGGCTGAACTGTTCCTCTGTAACCATAGACTGTCATGTAGGCGTTTGACACACCGTTCTTGCCAGTCCAGTAGCGTTCTAAGTCGTTGTTGTTTCTTACAATTTTCCTATAGCCTCTGCCTCTTTCGGGACTGAGTTCCATAACTTCTCTCGGAAAATCAAAAACAATTTGCATTCTAATCACTACGGCTATACTTATTTGCTATTTCTTCAAACACTTCATCAATCAATTTTCCATCCTGTAACAGTGTAACATTGAGTGTGATATACATCGGTCCTAAAGGACCATCCTCTTCGGAAAACTCATACAGAGTAGTCTGTATTGCTACGCTGTATCGCTTTTCTTTACCCAAATGGGAAAAGGTTACTTCTACTGGTCTACCTACAATCGGAGACATTTGTCTTTCTATATATCGTGCACATTCGTGTTTATTTTCTATTTTCATTTCTGTTCCTCCTTGTAATTATCAAGGTATTCTTGCGGATTATCGCTCCCCTCCCATGACGGACAAATCGCCTTAAAGTTGCAATATGCACACTTTCCTGCGCTGGCCTTGGTGGGGAAATCCTCTGTAAAGTAAGCGGTCAGCAATGCTGTTATCAATTTGTCTATGCGCTTACTAAATGTAGTCCATGTGCGACCAGTGGCTGGCTCATAAGTAATTTTATTGATGCCTCTTTGCTCGTAGCCCCATTTACTATATTTGTCTATTTTAGTTGCCGCACCGGACGGGTAAACCCATCCCCAATGAGACACTTCTTGATACGGGTGATTAGCCCATTGTAGTAGTCTTTTGTAAAAAGCCATCTCTGTTCTCATTGATTCCAGTTTATACTTAGAGTCGTTCCACTCATCATGTTTATTCTTTGACTGCACCCACTTACCTGTCTTTAACTCCATGAGTGAAAATGTGCCTTCGTCCGCTACATATCCACGGTCAATGCTCCCAGCAAAATGGATAGGAACTGTGTGGACTTCGCCATTGAACTCAAACTCATGTTCGATGAATGCGTGCACCTCCAGTTCGTTAATGATAGGTAGGTAGTCTTCTTTACCTGCGCCAAGTAATCTCTCTAAATCCCACTTGATGCGCTGTTCTATAGAAGGTTCTTCACCGAGAGTGTAGTCTTGTTCGGGTATCACACTGAGGGCCAATTCCAACGCTTCTTCTCGCTTACCTCTTTGCATAAGGGTGAAGAGTTTGTCAACTACGGGAGGGACATGGATGTAGTATTTTTCAATAGCATCGTGAACATTTTTCCCTTTCATCATAGCGTCACTGCTCGGCTCCGGTAGTTTATGCAGGCGTTTGTATTCGTATTGCTTTGGGCAATAATCGAAGTCCGATGTAAGGCTTGATTTTGTCATTCGCAGGTATTTATCGCTGTCTTTATTCCACTGGTAAGTGGACTTTGCATATGCACTCCAATCTCTATCGCTCATTTTTTCATCTC